TAATTTAGCGGAGATGTTATATGGCCGGGGCTAAACAGTACCAAGACAAAGATATCAAAATTGTGATCCGGATGTGGGGTGATGGCTACACTGCGACTGAGATAGGCAATGCAATAGGTAAGAGCATGCAATCTGTACGTCAGTACATCCATCGCAACAGAGAGAAGTATGGTCTAGAAAAGAAGGAAGGTGGAAGGCATACACCTAGAAGTTCCTTTGACAAGCAGTGGCATGGGGTTGTACCTTGCGGTCACTGGATGATTACTAAGCCGTGGAGGAAGTCATGTTAGATGAAAACGAATACCATAGGGCTTTTACTGTTGTGGGTGCTATATGCAACTCATTAAACGTAGAGGTTGCTAGCTCTTCCCATGCATACAATCAAATCTCTTTTGATCTTGGGTACATAGATGACGTGGAGTATCACATAAAAGAAAAGAAGTTATTGTTGGCGGAAGGCCACACTGAAGATTTAGTAGAGCGCGTAACAAGAACTCAGTATAGGATTCTGTGTGGTATCGCATACGAAAATGGTTTGACTGTAGAGGAATTTGAATGAACAAAGTACCTTACGTTGAGCGTGGCTATGATGACTCAGGTCTGACAGGTGAGTGCGCTTACTTGTGGGCATTGTTCCTAGCCAATGAAGCTGACATGGAAGATGATACCTTCGGGTATTCTAAGTGGAAGTCCACGGCTGAACAGCTAGCACCTGCAGATGGCAAGCCTATACCTGCTGTTGTGCACTACGCTGAACTTGAAGAAGCGATAGCGAGATATACAAATGCCTAGCATCGCTGAGTTCTGGAGAAACAGTTACAAGAATGACAGGGTATCCTTCTGGTGTGAGTTGGTAGGGCTTGTGCTTGCAGTCATTGCTAGCATGTACCTAGCGATTAATGCCAGTGACCCTGACATGAGATACGTGTACCCTATATCCTTTGTGGGTGTAGTCGTACAGTCATATGCGAACTGGCGTAGAGGTTTAGCGTGGGTCATGTTGTTGACCATATACTTTTCCTGCATTAGTCTGTTCGGATTCGGTAGAGCAATGGGATATTACTGATGAAACTAAATGAATTGATTGACACGCTGAGTGACAACGAGTACGTGCAAGAGGCGCTGTACGAAGTGTCAGATGCCGTTATGTTACATAAACTAATGGACATGCGTGAGAGATTTATTGATGACTACATGGCTGTGAAGAATGGACAGCCTCGTAGCATCTTTGTAATCAATGATCTTGAGCGTGATGCATTACAGATTAGTAGGCGCATTGAAGCGGCTGACCTACTGATTGACCAGTTCAAGCCTGATCATGTACCGTTCGACTACGATAGTGTCCCATGGTGGGATGATGAGGAGGGATTGAATGACTAAGCACTGGCGTGATGCTATGAATGAGCGCAACCAAGACTGGATCAATAGCAGAGATAAGTCTGTGCTCCGGACTTCTGTTGCGGGTAAAGGAGACAGAATGCGCCCAGTCAACAAAGATAAATTCAATGATAACTGGGACCGTATATTCGGTAATAAGGAGAGTAAGAATGAAGATTGAAGCTCCAGTTGAAACTGTTCACGAATTTTTAGTGGCAGATTTAAAAGAAGTTATGAGTGACATGATGGACTCATTCAACGCCCGTACTAAGGGTGATGTAGAGTTCTCCGTATTTGATCATGATCGTGACACTGACCTTGCTGAGATCCAGAAGCACATTGATGCACTTGATCTAATCATCCGCTACTACGACGAGGTACCATCGTAATGGAACTGGCTATAGTTAAAAGCCTTCTTAACAAGGAGTTTTACGACAATCACAAGGGTGCTAAGTGCCCTCACATGTTGTTCTCCAAAGAAGTAAGCAAAATAAAGACTCTCATTGATGAGGCCATGCTCAAGTATGACCGTAGTCTGACAGTTGATGAGGTCGAGGGACTGTTCTTCGCATCCGATCCAACCATGACGACTGCACAGAAAGAAGGGTACAGAGGTATATTTCAGAAGCTACGTAAGGAACAGCCCATCGGCGATGACGTTGCTCAGGATATATTATCTACACTTTTTAGGCAGTATCTTGGTGAAGAGATTGCGAATGAAGGGTTCGACTATGTTAATGGCACAAAGACTTCACTTGAATCTTTGAGACATCTTCTTGATCACTATCGTGATGACTTCCTTCCTGATCTGAATATTGAGTGGGATGACTTGGAGATTGAGACATTGCTTGAGAAGAATGATCTTGAAGCGCGTTGGCATTTCAATGTGAACACATTAGCCACACGTGTTGAGGGTGTTAATGATGGTCACCTGATTGTTGTAGGCGCACGCCCCAACACTGGTAAGACCTCTTTTCATGCAAGCATGATTGCAGGTCCAGATGGTTTTGCTCAGCAAGGTGCTAAGTGTGTTGTATTATGTAATGAAGAGGGCACACACCGTGTAGGTGCACGCTATCTAACTGCCGCATCTGGGATGACTCTCAAAGAGATTAAGAACAGCCCACGTACTGCACAGCAGAGGTGGTCCAAGCTCAAAGAGAACATCAAGATCAAGGATGCCACTGGACGTGACATGGCATGGGTAGAATCTGTATGTAAAACTTACAGCCCTGACATCTTAGTGCTCGACATGGGTGATAAGTTCGCCGCCGATCAATCCCACGAAGGACTGAAGAACTGTGCCATTCACGCACGTCAGATAGCCAAGCAGTATGGATGCGCTATCTTCTATATGTCTCAGTTATCTGCTGAAGCTGAAGGTAAGATTGTACTTAATCAATCCATGATGGAAGGCAGTAAAACTGGTAAGGCATCGGAAGCTGATCTCATGCTACTGATCAGTAAGAATCCTCCAGTAGAGGGTGTGGATGAAGATGACATGCAACGTCATGTTAACTCTGTGAAGAATAAACTTACTGGATGGCACGGGTACATTACATGTCAGTTGAATTATCACATAGGGCGGTACGAAGCCTGACAATGGAAGAGAGGCTACAAATGGTTGTAGATAAATTCCAGTTGGAGATGTTTGAGAAATATGGCGATGAACGTGATCAGTATCTTGGAGACGACGGTATTGTATGTATAAACTGCGATACCCGACAGCCGCCTGATCAGTTTCAGCACATGGCATCTGGTGAAATCAAACGCAAGTGCAGGACATGCGCACGTAATCAATCAGTCTTGATTAAGGAACTAAAGAAACTGAATCCTTATCCCGACAGTGATTATACGTGTCCCATTTGTGAAAGAAACATAGATGAGATCAGTAAGCATGGACAGACCCGGTTGCAGACTTGGGTGTTGGATCATTGCCATGATACGGAGACATTCAGAGGTTGGGTATGCCACCATTGTAATGTCGGACTAGGCGCTTTCTCAGACAACTTAAATAGACTTAAAAAAGCAGTCATTTATATAGAGGCACACCAAAATGAAAATAGTTCTTGATGTAGAGAACACTGTGACCAAACGTGACGGTAAGCTACACCTTGATCCATATGAGCCACAGAACAGCTTAGTTATGGTGGGCATACAGATTGAAGGTGAAGAGCCTAAGCACTATACGTTTGATCACGCGAACTACGATTGCACGTACGAGTATCGCAAGAAAGATTGTGATGAGATACAAGCAATATTAGATAAAACAACATTGTTGATTGCACAGAATGCACCACACGATCTGTTGTGGATCTGGGAAACTGGATTCAAATACGATGGACCAGTGTGGGATACCATGCTCGCTGAGTATGTCATGCAGAGAGCAGTCAAAGAGCCATTATCTTTGGAGGCAATCGCTGAGCGCAGAGACCTGCCAGTTAAGAAGCAGGACACGCTGAAGAACTATATGAAGCAGGGGTATGCAATCAATCAGATACCGTACGAAGAGTTAAAGGAGTATTTGTACGCTGACTTGCAGACTACGTTCGCTCTGTACTATGAGCAGACACTTGATTTACGTGACGATGTCAATCGTGGCCTATCTCCAGTGATTGATCTGACCATGGAGACATGCAGTCTGTTAGCCCGCATCTATCGCAATGGATTTACTGTAGATACAGAAGCATTGGATCGGGTACGCCAAGAGTTTGAAGAGGAGAAAAAATCACTTATATGTGATTTAAATGTCCACGTTCAATCACTTATGGGTGATACTCCGATCAACCTCAACTCACCTGAGCAGTTATCTTGGGTCATCTACTCTCGCAAGCCAAAGGACAAAACTCAATGGGCAATGGCCGCTGAGCCATATATGAGTCAGGATGATTTCAAACGACTCATTAAAAGCTCAACTAACCCAGTGAGAAAGACTAAGGCTGTTAAGTGTTCTGACTGCAAAGGTAATGGTACGTACTATAAAAAGAAAAAGGATGGATCAGACTTCAAGAATCCAACTAAGTGCGCATCATGCTTTGGTCGTGGGTATCAACTGAAAGAGTTGAATGAGCTAGCAGGACTGAAGTTCACTGCACCATCAGTCAAGTGGCACAGTGCCAATGGATTCAGTACCAGTAAGGGTAACCTTGAGTTCTTAGAACGCAT